TTGTTCCATATTATTTCTCTTTATTTGACTTTAAAAACTTTACCAATTCTGTGGTTGAACCAACAAACACAGCCTTATCTATATTCATTGATTTATCACTCATGGATTTTGGTGCTAAATCTTTTTTGCGTTTTTGAATTTCCATTAGGTCTTTATTTAGGTCAGACATATTCTTAAGCATTGTGGCCACAACCTCGAATGCTCTTGGGTGATGAGTGTCTTTAGCAACGTGTATCAAAGTGTCCATTGCAGAGTTACCTTTGGTAATCATCTCACGTATATTCTGCCGAGCAAACTCAGCATCATCGGCAATATCTGGTGTTAAGTCAGTGTGTACTAACTGACCAGCAGATTCCAATGGTTCAATCTCCAATAATTGAGAAAGATTTTCATCCATTTTTTTCATAATTTATTTTAAATGTTTATAAATTTGCAATTGCGGTTTGAAAATCAGCATAAGTTGCACTGTTTGCAGCTAAACTTTTTAGGCTTGTTATAGTAATGGTTGTATTACTTGTTGTATTTGCTTTATTAAATGCTGCTTGTGTTTGAGTTAGAGCTAATGCCGCATTAGCTGCAACAAAAGAAGCAGGCTGCTGAATAACAACATTACCAACCATACCGGCATGGTTTTGGCATTGGTAGACATAAGTTGAACCTACTAGACTAAAAGGAACTTTCCAATAAAGAGTGCCGTTTATCTGAGCTTGTGCGTTAGAACTTGTTGAGACTGTACCAGTATTGCTAATGTGTGTTAGTCCTATATTGAAACTAGAACCACCTGATTCAGTCCGTATCATAAACGGATGACCATCCAAATTATTTAAAACAAATGCTATGGTTTCACCACCAGAAACATACACTGTAGGATTGTTTCCTGAATATTGATCGATTAGATAAGCACTTGATCCAGAAGCTGTTACAGATAATCCAGTAACAGCACTCGTATAATTAGAGTTAGTTGTGTTATAAACTTCTGTAAAATTTTCATTGAGTTTGGTGAAAGCCGTTCGCAGAGGATCACCTGTGCCAGTATTTGGTCCTGTTCCTATATCAATTGTTTGTTGTGTCATTATAGTTTATCCGTTTTAATTAATGTTGAGTCAGTAAATACCAAAGTAGTATCTGAAGTAGTAAAAATAACTTGAGGTTCATATATAGAACCAAATGATGTAAATGTTTCTGCAAATCCATATTCATCATCTGGACCAGCAGTGTTTGGATTTGGCCTAGTTTGCACAGAAGATATAATTGAATTTTGTGTGAATGTATTTGATGTGATAATGTCACCATTTGCAGAGTTGGCAAAATTCAAATATGTGTTTGCAGTAGATGTAGTAATCATCTCACTTGTTTTAACTGGTGGCCAGATGAATGCTTTGGCAGTGAATGTCAAGTCCCATAGAATCAAACGGGTACTCATCATGTCACCTTCATAGTCTGTAGTCGTAGAAACAGAATTTAATATGATTGGCATGTCATACTTTTGATCCATACCAGGAATAAAATCCATCGTTACAGTAAAATCTGGTGTAAAGAATGGAAGTATTTGTTCCATAATCTGAGCACCATCTTCTGTATTACGAACATATACTGATAAGTTAAAATCAAAGTTATATGGTATTGGTCCGTATTGTGACTTCAATGAACTGTTATTTGTACCAAGAGAGAAATTTCGGTTGGTTGTAACACCTTTGCGACTAGAATCATATGACATACCTACCATATCAAATGAGATTCTAGGTACAGTTATTGCAATAGATTTTGTTAGGTCTGGATCGGAAGCCAAACGAGTTAAGTATTTTTCTTTGGCACCATAAGACAGAGGCACTTTAAATCTTTCGACCTCTGTTGCCATATCTCTGGTGTAACGAATCAACTGAATGTCGTTAAATAGTGTGCCAAAACCAACGACAACTTTTCGTATGGTTCTGTTATAGAAATGTGCATTACCTAACATTAAGGTTCACCAAATGGGTTGTGTTCAGTGAAGTCGAGTATGTCGCCAGCTTCATCTTGAATAATATTATTATCGGCAACATCTTCAAATACACTGTCAGTTGGCATATCGTCAGCTGCAGTTTCTAATGCCCATGTTGCACCACTTGTTGCACCAACAATAGTTACACCAACTGTAAACTGACCCTTGACATTAACCACATCTAAGTGTCTACCAGGAACTGTTGTATGCACCGTGGCCACCGCATTGGCAGTTGCCAAAGAATTGCCTTGATAAACAAATTCACCAACTGTAAATTTGCCTGTGCCATTGATAGGTACATCCAAACGTGTTCTTTTGTATGAATCAAATGCTTGTTCATCTATCTCTGTGTGACCAGTTTGAATCAACTCATCAGATAATACAAATTGTTTAAGTTTCAGTGCATAAACATAAACATTACCACCACGTCCACGACCTAATGTATAAAACATTGCTTGGTCATTTTCATGTTCAACAAAAGTTACTTCAAAAAAGTTTTGCATCAATGGAATGTAAATTAAATCACCTTCCATTGGTCGTTTTGGTCCAGAGTTAATAACTAAGTCACCAAGTCTAGGTATACTATAGTTTGTGGCACCTGAGGCATACTTAAATCTGCGGCGAGAAATTAGTAATGTTAATTCATCTCGAATCTCAAGTCCAAATTTAGAGATGAAATCTTGTTCACCATCCATACCAGTAACATTCTCCAAATATACTTCAATTGGAAATGCAACTCTATATTGTTTGAGTGTATCTTCACCATACAATGTGTCAGGACCATTAGGGTCTGCACTAGAACGTGGTAGGTAAAACACGTCCATACCATACTGTTGCATGGCCTCAATCACCAAGTCTTCAACAAGTAGTTGTTCTTGGGTAATTCCTGTTGGAAATGGTTGAAAGTAAAAATTTGTAGGCATTCATTAACCAGTCAAAATTTCTGGAGGTAGAACGTTATAAGCTTGCATCTCAGTTTCAATCTTATCGATTTCTACTTGTGCTTCAGCCATAATTCGAGGACCATCTAACGTGACTCCACCTGGCATCTGTACACCAGCAAATTTTGACAAGTTAGTACCCCACTGGTATTTAATCAACGCCGTGGCATACTGTTTTAAAAATCTATCATCCCAAACATCAGACACACCAGTCTTTGTGGCTGTCGCATCAGTCACACTTGTCGTTAAGTTTGTGGTTAGATATGCTTGTGTTGGTGAAATGATGCGATTAACTTGTACATCTTGGCCACCAACTGTAATGATATCACCTTCAAGAATTTGTTGGTCGAATGTTGTACCTGTTCCAGTCATTACGTTTGATGTGTTTGTTGCCGTAACTGTGCCTGTTAGTATCACTGTATCTGGCGCTAACTTACGATAACATTCAATAACCACATATTCACCTAAAGTCGCATCACGTGACCAATCAATGTCTAAAAAGATTTTGTTTTGATGACGATTGAATCGGTGTTGTGGGTAACCAGAGAACAACATGTTTAGTGTTGTGATGTGTTGCATAGTGATTTCATATGACACATAAGATACCGATGTGAAGTCATACAAATCATGTAGACGCAATTGATAACGAAGGTCAAACATATTGATTGATGAATTGGAATCATCAAACGGAAATATTTTAGTTACAAAAATAACTGGATCAGGACAGTAAATGAATTTACGGTCAATATCATCTTGTGTAATTCTGTGCTTCATGTAAATCTTTTCAACACCATCAAAATGATAGTCGTGAAAAAACTGTAAAGCATCATCAATACGGTCGTCAACTTGGTCATCATCCACGTTAATTTGAATAACGGGAAACCCTAGTCTACGCAGACAATAGTCTTTAAATTCTGTTCTTGTTGAAGGTGCAGCCATTTTTTATATTCTTAACTTATGAGGTATATTTATGTGTTAAAAATTAACCTCTAGGATAATCTGGAAATGGTACCCAATTAGTTGTAGCTTCATCCCACAAGTATGGATAACCATCAGTTGGAATAGCTACGGGTGCAACATATGATACTAGTTCTTCATCCCATGTCCATGATGCTGGATGTGTTGCATTAAATGCATTTTCTCTTGCTTCTGCAATTTGCTCTGCTGTTGGAGCAGGCATGTTTTCTAAGTCTATCATTTTATTTTTCCTTTATAGTGAATGTATTCAACTCTTTTAAGAACCGTAGCTTGCGCCTGCTGGTGAGTACCTAGCAGTTCCTACGCCTGCGGTATCTGTGGCAACTACACCTGTGTTTATACAATTTTATGTCAACGAATATCCTGCGGCTGCTAATGTGGATCTAGCAGTACCAACACCTGCTGTATCAGATGATACTACACCTGTGTTTGATACTAGATTGGTTATTGCTGTAACACCAACACCTGATGGGTTGATGCCATATCCAAATATAGCTTTATCACCACCATAACCTGCGGCTGCTAATTGAGTTCTAGGAGTACCAACACCTGCTGTATCAGATGATACTACACCTGTGTTTGATACTTTGGTGGTTATTGAATTAAATGTACCATTAGGACCTTCTCCATATCCAAATATGGCTTTATCACCACCATAACCTGCAGCCGCAAGGCCTTGTCTAGCAGTACCAACACCAGCGGTATTAGTAGCAACTACACCAGTGTTTGATACTAGATTGGTTATTGATTGATATGTACCAGGAGGACCTTCTCCATATCCAAAAATAGCTTGTCCTGTACTACCATAACCTGCGGCTGCTAATCCATATCTACCAGTTCCTACTCCAGCAGTATCACTAGCAACAACACCAGTGTTTGAAACTTTGTTGGTCATTGATACAGTAGTACTAGAATATCCATATCCAAATATAGCTTTATCTGTGCCATACCCTGCGGCTGCTAATCCCCATCTAGCAGTACCAACACCTGTAACATCATTACCAACAACGCCTGTGTTTGATACTAGATTAGTTATCGCTGTATTACTACCAGTACTTCCATATCCAAAAATGGCCTGGCCAGAACTACCATAACCTGCGGCTGCTGGTCCATATCTAGCAGTACCAACTCCTGCAGTATCAGTAGCTACAACACCTGTATTACTAACTAGATTAGTCATTGATAATGGTGGATTACCATATCCATATCCAAATATAGCTTTCTGTGTGCCGGTAAGTGCTACATAAAAACTAGTCGGCCACAAGCCAGCAAGTCTTCTGCTTCGTTGTTCGTAACCCCAAAGTGGGCCTGTAATATTTGTTTCTGCCATTTTTTACTCTTTTAACTTAATGAATAACCTGCGGCTGCTAGGTAAGTCCTAGCAGTACCAACACCTGTAGTATCCGTTGCTACTATACCGGTGTTTGATACTAGATTTGTAATATTGGTAATAGAAGCTGCCCATCCATAACCAAATATAGCTTTATCACCTCCATATCCGGCCGCCGCTAGTGCATACCTAGCAGTACCTACTCCGGTTGTATCAGTAGCAACTACACCTGTATTAGAAACTAGATTGGTTAGTGAATAGTTGGTAGCGCCGGTACCATATCCAAATATAGCTTTATCTGTGCCATAACCTGCGGCTGCTAATGCATATCTAGCTGTACCGACACCTGTTGTATCAGTAGCAACTACACCGGTGTTTGATACTTTGTTAGTCAATGATACGTAGCCGCCGGAGGAAGGATCATAGCCATATCCAAATATAGCCTTATCAGTACCATAACCTGCGGCTGCTAATGCATATCTAGCTGTACCGACACCTGTTGTATCAGTAGCAACAACTCCAGTACTACTGACTAGGTTAGTTAATGATACGTTTGTGCCAGCGGCATTTTGTCCATATCCAAAAATAGCTTTATCAGTACCGTAGCCGGCGGCTGCTGGTCCATTTCTACCTGTACCAACTCCAGTAGTATCACTAGAAACAACACCTGTATTGGACACTAGGTTGGTCATTGATACATTAGCATTACTATATCCATATCCAAATATAGCCTTATCAGTACCATAACCTGCGGCTGCTAGAAAACCTCTAGCAGTACCAACACCTGTAGTATCACTAGAAACAACACCTGTGTTTGATACTAGATTGGTTATTGAAGTTGTAGGATTGCTGCCATATCCAAATATAGCTCTCTGAGTGCTGATAGGAGTCGTACTAGTATCATTAATCGTCACTGTACTACTTGTTGCAACTATAACACCACTAACACTACCGGTTCTCAATGACACTGTAAATGTTTGAGCACCTTCTGTTGTTGAATCGGCAACCGCAGTTACTGTAAATGAACCGGCATTAGAGGTTATTGTAAATGAACCAGAAGTTACTGAGCCAGAAAAATCAGCTGCCGCAGTTGTAGAATTATTAACCGACCAGTAATATGTTCCATTGGTAATATTTTGTCCAGTAACATTAAATGTTAAAGAACTACCTTCATTGACACTTGAAGATGCCGGTGTTATGGTATAAGTGGGTGTAGGACTAGTTGGCCACAACCCATCTGCTCTCAGGTCATTCATCTGGCGCAGCGAAAAAATATCGTTTAAAAGACTCATTTGTTTTACTCTGTTGTGTTGTTACTGATTAGTCCAACTACATCTTTTTCTTTGTTTTCTTTTTAGGAACAGATGTACCTAATTCTTTTGGTGGTTCCATTGTAGCAGTTCGTTGATTAGTTAATTGTAACATAATATCTTTCTGCTCTAGTAACATAGTACCTTGTGGTACAAGACCAATTTGCATCAATGATTCTAATGTCTGTGGATTACTCATTGCATTTAATAGTTTAGCTGGACTAGGTCTTCCCAAAGCAATAATTTCTGATTGAATCTCACGACCAATAGTTACCGTGAATTCATAGTTAGCATTAGCTTCAAACATTTCGTCATCAGTGTATGGTGTACCGTCTTCATGCTTAAGTCTTGTTGGTTCGACTTCAGCATAGAGTTCAGCCATTAGTTTTTCTAATATTTTAATTTCTTTACGGTTCAATTCAAAAGCATGTTTTTGGTCATCTAAGTGTGATTCTAGTTCAATAATTTCTGCTTGTAAGTTAAGAATAATATGTGGTAATGCAGGTACTTCTTTTAAGTGTTTTAGTTCTTCAAGTTTAGCTTGATATTTAAGTTCGCCACATTCTTCTAGTACCGCTGCACGTTTTCTACCGACTAAGAAGCCTTGTAGAGTTTTAATTTTTTCCCATGGTGTGCTACCAATAACTTGATAACGATAGTTGAATTCAGAGTTTAGATTTGATGCCATAATGATTCCTCATAATAATGTTTAAATATGTATTTATGTGTTTATGGCCAAGAGTTCTTCTAGTTGGCCACAAGCCAGCAAGTCTTCTGCTTCGTTGTTCGTAACCCCAAAGTGGGCCTGTAATATTTGTTTCTGCCATTTTTTATTATTGATCTGTAGTGAGTGTAGATGGGAATGCTCGACCCGGTCCCCAGATAATACGAACTGCACCACCTGCACCGTAATTATTCATTGCACTAGTAGCGTGTCCAGCACTGCCGCCACCGTAGTTACCACCATTTCGACTTCTAGTAGTTGATGTTCCGCCACCGCCGGAGCCACCGCCGCCTTGATATCCGGTTAAGCTACCATTATCGTATCCTGCTGCATTTGCTACACCATTAGAGCCTTGCCCTAATATACCAACGCCACCACCACCACCACCACCGGGAACAGGAGATCCCAATGCACCACCTGCGCCACCACCTCCTGATCCGGCGACGCCAGCATATGGAGAGCTATCATTACTTCCTGCACCTTTACCTCCGGCGCCGGCATATCCGCCTGCACCGCCACCACCAGAAGCACTGCCGCCTGTACTGGTTCCACCAGCTCCTCCGTTGCCACCACCAGTTCCTGTATATGTTCCGCCTGCACCACCAGTAGTGGCTGTACCATCACCGCCTGCTCCACCTCTAACAGTAGCCGTTGATATAAAGTAAGAATGTGTTCCAGATCCAGCAGCACCAACTACTACGGTATAACTATTACCGGGAGTTACTGCGATATTATTTTTCCAGCCTAGTCCACCACCACCACCACCTTCATTTGGCATGGTAACCCCGTACCCCTGGCCACCAGGCCCAACAGCAACAACTGAGACACTAGTTACACCTGCGGGTGCTGTCCACGAGAACGTGCCTGCTGTGGTATATGCTGCTTGTCCTACAGGAGGAGCTGTACTTGTATCATTAATTGTTACAGTACTACTTGTAGCAACTATGGTACCACTAACACTACCGGTTCGTAATGACACCGTAAATGTTTGAGCTCCTTC